CGCCACAGAGGAACCTCTGCGACAATGATGGCGAGACGTAAAGAGTTCCTCAGAATGCTTGAAGACTGTGAAAAAGGCCTTATAGATTGCGTGATCTGTAAATCACTGTCCCGATTTGCGCGTAATACGCTTGATGCACTGAATTGTATCAAAAAGCTCAGAGATCTTGGAGTCCGATTAATACTTGAAAAAGAAGGAATCGATACAGATATGATCTCATCCGAAATACTGCTTTCTGTATTTGCGGCGTTCGCCCAGGAAGAAAGCCATTCACATTCGGAGAATGTAAGATGGGGAAAACGGAAACGGCTTCAGAACGGTGAACCGCTTTTGATAAGGTGCTACGGTTGAGAAGATCATTCTTGAGTCGCAGAATCCTGAAGAACCGGATACTGCGAAAGAGCTGAGAGTTGCAGCATACTGCCGTGTGTCTACTGACAATGATGAGCAGAGAACCAGCTTCGAGAATCAGGTCAGATCCTATACTGATATGATAGAAAGCAGACCGGGCTGGAAGCTGGCAGGAATCTATGCAGATGAAGGCATGACAGGTACCAGTGTTTCAAAACGAAAACAATTCCGCAAAATGATCAGGGATTGTGAAGCCGGAAAAATCGATCTGATCGTAACCAAGAGTATTTCCCGCTTTGCCAGAAATACCCTTGAATGCCTGACGTTTGTCAGACACCTCAATGAGATCGGAGTACATCTTATCTTTGAAAGCAATCATATCGATACCAGAACTGCATTCTCAGAAATGCTTCTGACCGTCCTTGCAGCATTTGCACAGGAGGAAAGTCGCTCTATTTCGCTGAATACGACATGGAGTATCAGAAAACGCTATGAGGAAGGAAGATCCCGTTGGAGCAAACTTTACGGATACGAGAAGAATGAAAACGGAGAATACCAGATCGTGCCGGAACAGGCCATGGTTGTGAAGGAAATATTCACGCTGTACGAGCACGGTGAGTCCATCGACAAGATCATGAAGCATTTACAGAGCAATCATGTTCCAACACCGGAAAACTGCGAAACGTGGTCCATGTGTACAGTGCGGTTAATGCTTCAGAATGAAAGATACTGTGGAGATATTCTCCTGCAAAAGACCATCTGCGAAAGCCATATTACACATAAGCAAATAAAGAATGATACCACTGAGGTGCCCAGTTACTATATTGAAAATCATCATCAAGCCATAATCAGCAGGAAGCAATTCAATCGGTGTAAGCAGATCTTTGCATTAAGAAGAACACCTCATCCGGATATGCCCGGTAAGTATAACAATCAGTACCCGCTCGGCGACAAACTCGTGTGTCCGATCTGCGGTTCCAGACTGTTTAAGAGGAGTATCAAGATACAAAGACCCGGAAGCGGATGGAGCTGCGAGATCGGTGAGCATGCCTGTCGGCAGTTTATTATCCGTGCAAGCTTTGTGGATCAAGCGCTGCTCAATGCTTATCACACATTGGACGCCGGCATTGTAGAGAAGAAACTTGACAGCCCAAAATTCGGCTCTGAGGCAGAAATTATGCTGAGATACAAAAGAGAATATCCCAGAATGAAAAAGGTCGATTATTGGTGGGTGGATGATCTTGTTGATCATATTGAGTTCGGAAAACACATCAGGACCACAAAGGAACTGATTGCTTTGGAAGTGAAAGGAACACCTGATCCGGATGACAGATCCATGAAAGTCTTCTGGAAATGTGGTCTTGTGACAACGGTTCCTTCAGACGTATTTTATGATTCGGATCTTCCGGGCAGAATTGCAAAGCGCTATTATAATCAGCAGCAGAGGAAAGCTGAAAAGAAAAAGACAAGTAAAGGGAAAGGCAGGGATAAGAAATGAAGATTACAAGAATCCCCAGAATCAGAGATCAGCATAAGAAGCGTGTAGCGGCCTACTGCCGTGTGTCTACAACTCTGGACGAGCAGGAAGAAAGCTACGAGGCGCAGCTTTCCTATTACACAAGGCTCATACAGGCGCATGATGACTGGGACTTTGCCGGAGTATACAGCGACGAGAAAAGCGGTGTCAAGGCCTCGAACCGCCCGGGATTTCAGAGACTAATCAAGGATGCGCTGAATGGCAAAGTGGACTATATCCTTGTAAAGAGCATATCCAGATTCTCACGAAATATCGTGGATTGCCAGAAATACGCCAATCTTCTGCACGGTAACGGCGTTGATATTCATTTCGATAAGGAGAATCTGGATACAGCCGAGCCTTCCTGTTCCATGATGTTTTCATTTCTCTCTGCAATCGCGCAGGACGAGAGCCGCTCTATTTCGGAAAACGTCAGGTGGGGATATCGGGAACGCTTCAAGCGCGGAGAGTATAACCTCGGGAATAACCGTATCCTTGGATATGACTGTGTTGACGGCAAACTTGTACCGAATCAGGATGCGGATGCGGTCCGCATGATCTTTCAGATGTATATTGAAGGCAAGAGCATTGAGGAGATCCGACGCTTGCTGACAGATTACGGGATCCGAACGAAAAAAGGTCAGCCGCTTGCGCATAATAATATCATGTATATCCTTCAAAACGAGACATATATGGGAGATAAGCTGCTGCAGAAGCAGCCTCCAAAGAATTTCCTGACGAAGAAGCCGGATGAAAGAGTGCCGTATGATAGCAATTATCTTGAAAATGATCACGAAGCCATTGTGGACAGGAAAACATGGGATACCGTGCAGGAGATCATACGACAAAAGAAAGCTGTTACGGCTGCGGTCGGAAGAATTGGCGGCAGACCGCACTTCCTGTACGGAAAGCTATTCTGCGGCGAGTGCGGTGAACCGATGACAAGACGTACACTGAACGGCCCGAAAGGAATCAAGCATAAGGTATGGACCTGCAGAGGACGCCATGAGGGACGGAAAGGAAATGGCTGCAAGCTGAGGACGATCAAGGAGGATCTGCTGCTTCAGACTATAGAAGAGAGCATCGGGTGTGAGGTAAATGCCGAGAACGCCGGACAAATCCAGCGTGTGGTTATCACCGAAGAGGATATTGCGGTCGAAACATCATAAATCAAGCGAAAGCGGTGTGCCTGATATCTTCTCAATTTGGGATGATGCTGGTTATGTCGAACCAACTATTGAGTAACATTTCGGCAGCAACGAACCAAATGAGCCTGATAAGACAATTATCATTTTACCTTTAGTGGATAAAGGCACAGTTTCGCCCGTTTTGCAAAAAGGTGCGAAAAAAGGTGCGAAAGCTGAAGAAATACAAAAAAGAGTTGCTTTAGTTTATCAAGCAATATGTGCTAATCCTAAAGTGAAGAATACAGAACTTGAATCAATTGTCGGTGCATCGAAAAGACAGATTGAAAATGCAATAAAAATCCTTAAGCAAGAAGGGAAAATTCATAGAGATAAAGAAAACCGTAAAGGTAAATGGATCATAACTGAATAACCACCTCCGCCCACTGAGCAACTGCCGAATGAATCCGGTAACCGCTTAGTGGGCTTTTATATGTGTTACCGCTAGCAACACGAGTGCCACAATGTATAAACTGAATTGTTTTTATTAGTTCATATTTGGCAACGTATACATTGACTTTTTGCATAACATCTGCTATAATAATATCATCATATTAGAAATCACAAGTGTTGCTAGCGGTAACACTTTGCATAGGAGGTACTTATGAAGCACTTATCTTCGAAGCTGCTTGCTGAGACTGTTGTAAGCAGAAGAAAGGCAATCAAGATGTCGCAGCTTACCCTGTCAAAAAAGACAGGCATCAACCGTTCAATCATCTCCAGACTGGAAAGTGAAGACTATACACCGTCTGTGGATCAGCTCCTTGCACTCAGCACAGTCCTTGGTTTTGACAATGCTGATGTTCTGGAAGATGACGCAGTAGAGGCAGCGCCGATTGAACGCAAGAAGATCGCTGTAGCAGGTACCGGTTATGTCGGACTGTCCCTCGCAGTTCTGCTTTCACAGCACAACGATGTTACCGCTGTGGATATCGTACCGGAAAAGGTGGAGAAGCTGAATAACTGGCAGTCTCCGATTCAGGATGACTTCATTGAGCATTATCTTGCTGAGCATGAAGAGCGTCAGCTTTCCCTCAAGGCTACAACAAACGGCGAATCTGCATACAAGGACGCAGATTTCATTATCGTGGCTGCGCCTACAAACTATGATCCGAAGACAAACTTCTTCGATTGCTCCGCTGTAGAAGCAGTTCTTTCCCTCATAAAGGATGTAACGGGAAAAAAGAAGAAAAAGCCTACTATCGTTATCAAGTCGACGATTCCTGTTGGCTATACCGCGCAGGTGCGTGAGAAAATGGGCATGGATAATATCATATTCAGCCCTGAGTTCCTCAGAGAATCCAAGGCACTCTACGATAACCTTTACCCCTCTCGTATCATTGTTGGCTCTGATGACGCTAACATGAAGGCTGCCGAGGAGTTTGCCACACTTTTACAGCAGGGCGCTATTAAGCCAAACATTGATATTCTCTTTATGGCTACAACTGAAGCAGAGGCTGTTAAGCTGTTTGCTAATACATATCTTGCATTGCGTGTTTCCTATTTCAATGAACTGGATACATACGCAGAGGTCAAGGGGCTGAATACTGCAAATATCATCCGTGGTATCTGCCTTGATCCTCGTGTGGGCGATTACTACAACAATCCTTCCTTCGGCTACGGCGGCTACTGCCTGCCAAAGGATACAAAGCAGCTTCTTGCCAACTATCAGAATGTTCCTCAGAATATGATGACTGCTATCGTAGAATCCAATCGCACAAGAAAAGACTTCATTGCTGACCGAATCATGGAGATTGCCGGCACTTACGGCAACAGTGCTGACTACTCCGCGGAGCAGGAAAGCAAGCAGAAGGAAATCGTTGTGGGCGTGTACAGACTTACAATGAAATCCAACTCAGACAACTTCCGTCAGAGTTCCATTCAGGGCGTCATGAAGCGTATCAAGGCAAAGGGCGCTACAGTTATCATCTATGAGCCGACGCTTGAAAACGGCAGCACCTTCTTCGGTTCTCTCGTTGTGAATGATTTGAAGAAGTTTAAGAAGAAGTGCGGCTGTATTGTGGCTAACCGCTACGATTCTGTTCTCGATGATGTTGAAGAAAAGGTATATACAAGAGACCTGTTCAGAAGGGATTAAGATATGAGCAAAGAAAGAATTGACTTGAACGGTAAGACCATACTTGTAACCGGTTCACCCGGATTTATCGGTGCAAACCTTGTACTGCGACTTCTAAAGGAAATGTCCTCCGGCACGGTTGTCAGCCTTGACAACATGAACGACTACTACGACCCGGCGCTGAAGGAGTATCGTCTTTCGCTGATTGAAAAGGCGGCTGAGACTTTGCCGGTCAAGCATATATTCGTCAAGGGTTCAATCGCAGACAAGGCGCTGATCGACAAGCTGTTCGCTGAATATCACTTTGATGTAGTGGTCAACTTAGCAGCACAGGCAGGTGTCCGTTATTCCATCGACCACCCGGATGTGTATATTGAAAGCAATATCATCGGTTTCTACAATATCCTTGAAGCCTGCCGCCATAATCCGGTGGAGCATTTGGTTTATGCATCCAGTTCTTCTGTCTACGGCGGCAACAAGAAGGTTCCGTTTAGTGTGGATGACAAGGTTGACAATCCTGTAAGCCTTTATGCGGCAACCAAGAAATCGAATGAGCTGCTTGCACATTCTTACTCCAAGCTCTACAACATTCCGTCAACAGGTCTTCGTTTCTTCACAGTATACGGTCCGGCAGGCAGACCTGATATGTTCTATTTCTCAGCTACGAACACATTAGCGAAAGACGGAACGATCAAGATCTTCAACTACGGCAACTGCAAGCGCGACTTCACATACGTTGACGATATCGTTGAGGGCGTGTACAGAGTCATGCAGGGAGCGCCGGAGAAGCAGACCGGCGAGGACGGACTGCCGCTTCCGCCTTATGCAGTGTATAACATCGGCGGCGGTACTCCTGAGAACCTGCTGGACTATATCAGCACATTACAGGAAGAGCTTGTGAACGCAGGTGTTCTTCCGGCTGATTATGACTTTGAAGGACACAGAGAACTCGTCGGAATGCAGCCCGGAGATGTACCTGTGACCTATGCGGACAGCAAGGCTCTGGAGGATGACTACGGTTTCAGACCAACGATCAGCATCCGTGAAGGACTGAGAAAGTTCGCTCAGTGGTACGCTGAATATTATAAATAAACAAAATGCCCACTTACTACGGCTTCAAATGGCATAGATAATTTGCCGATTGAAAGCATAGTTTGTGGGCATCGTTTTTGTAATGCTATTACAAACTTTTCTGTCACCTCTTGCAATGTAAATTTTTTTGTAGTAAGCTGATAAGCAAAAGAAACCCACGTAGGAGGTACATAAAATGAAACATCCATTTTACTCTGTGAGCATTGATGACATTCCTTTCGGAGATCGTATTATCGCAATTCTGCTCCGGACATATCTCGTCAGATGCGAGGATGCCGAGCAAAAGCTGGCTGCTATCCTCAGCGAAGGTATTGTCCTGAAGCTTCCGGCTCTTGCCAAAGATCAGGATGCGATTCCGCTGAAGACAGTGCTTGAAGGTGAACACCTTGCAAAACTGATCGATGAAGCGGTTGCATTTGTGAAAGCAGATCAAACCGATCATTCAGATCCCGATATGGGAGATATCTTTGCATCCGCCAAGGAAATGCTGGATAATATCTCTGGCAAATCGGTTGTGATGAATATGAGCGTTGAACTGGCTGAATACATCACCAAGCTGTACTATGCGCTGAAAGCCGGCGAATAAAGAATATATGAGAAATACTGCCCGTGTAGAGAGCAGAAGCACCCAAGACCTGATCCGGATGCTCTGCTGCCTATGCGGGCAGTATTTTGTTTTAGATTCCGTGCTCCTGAAGGAGCTTTTTCATGTGTCTGTAACAAGTGCAGTTGATGACGGAGAACTTGATGCAGACAAGGTTCCGCTGATTTTCGTCAGAATTCGTAATCTGGAACAATTCAAATTATTTGGAGAAGAATTGACAAAACATCAGGTGCGTTCGCTTTGTGGTATAAACTTCCCGAAATTCAACGCTGAGAATGGCTATGAGTATTATGCTTATCTGCGTGATCTGAATTTAAGATTCGGAGAGATAATGTACGGAATGCCTATTATTGAAGATCCGGAAGTTGCATATAAAGAAACACGTATGACCGAACTGATGGGAATCAAAAGAATACTTGACAAGTATCATGATCTTGTATTGCAAGTTCGTGTCGGAGGTACCGATTTTTCATCTGTATTTGGTGTACGCCGTGGCGTAGATTATTCGCTTTATGATATCATGACTGTTCGTGAATGCCTTAGCGATATTATCAATGCCTAAAAAGGAGGACAAAATCAATGAGAACCAAAACACCTGACCCATCCACCGTACGTTCAACAGTAATACGCCTCCGGGTAACGGAGGCAGAAGTTGAACTGTTCAAAAGAAAAGCCAGAGAAGCCGGCTGTAAGTCTGTCAGCGAGTACATCAGAATAAGATGTATTGATGGTATTGGAACTATGATGGAGAACAATACTAAGGAATAAAAAATAATCCTCGGAGAGAAGTGCGATAAGGACACACTTCATAGTTCCCAATCAAAAAAACATAAAAACTCACCCCTGATAACCGATGAAAAATAATTCTCAAAGGGAATCGGGGGTGTGTTTATGCGAATGCACTTTAGCAATTAAAACCGTAATGGTTCAACTCGTGAAACTGATATGATACCTACACGAATTGTGTTTGTTTTCGCTCACTGAGCTGTGTTATAGCGTGTTCCACGGAGCTTATCAACATCGGTCTTCTCATCTTACCGACCATGATGTCAAATGGATCACCGGTTCCTTCACCGTGCATTAAGGCATCTGCGTCTGTGGTTTTGAGCCAATGGAGAGCTTTATTAAGGTCCTCAATAGTTGAGGTCTTGAAGCCTTTCTGCTGTAAAAATGTCAGGTTTATATCGTGCTGATTGTGTGGCATTTTAAATTTCCCTTTCTTTCTGTTTATTGTAGGCTTCTAAGTCGGAGAGTATTGAGTCGATTTCTTCAATGAATTGAGATGACTTATTCTTATTGTCTAAAAGCTTCTGCAACTCATCTTCAATATAGTCACAGTCATCAGATTCCTTTTTGTAAGAATATGTCCTTTATTTGACGCTTACCTTAGTGTATTTTTTTGCTTATGTTACCAGTAGCAACATATGTGGCGTAATAGATAAGCGAAACTGTTTTTATTATTCCATTTTTGACGACAATTACATTGACATTCTTTATAACATCTGCTATAATAATATCATTAGATGAAGAAAGATGTATGTTGCTGATAGCAATATACAATACAGGAGGTAAATATGAAGCATTTGTCTCTCAAACTACTTGCCGAAACGTTTGTAAGCAAAAGAAAAGCAATTAAGATGTCACAGGTGACATTAGCAGAAAAAACAGGTATCAATCGTTCAATTATCTCCAGACTTGAAAGCGAGGATTATACACCATCTGTGGATCAGCTTCTTGCTCTCAGTGAAGTTCTGGGGTTTGATACTGTCGATGTTTACGAAGATGACACTGTTGAGGTGAAGCCTGTGGAGCGTAAGAAGATCGCTGTAGCCGGAACAGGTTATGTTGGCCTTTCCCTTGCAGTTCTGCTTTCACAGCACAACGATGTGACAGCTGTGGATATCGTTCCCGAGAAGGTTGAGAAGCTGAACAACTGGCAGTCTCCGATTCAGGATGACTTCATTGAGCAGTATCTTGCAGAGCATGAAGAGCGTCAGCTTTCCCTCAAAGCTACAACCGACGGCGAATCTGCCTACAAGGACGCTGATTTTATCATCGTTGCTGCTCCTACAAATTATGATCCCAAGACCAACTTCTTTGATTGCTCGGCAGTTGAAGCAGTGCTTGAACTGATAAAGAAGGTAACAGGAAAAAAGAAGAAAAAGCCTACTATTGTCATCAAGTCTACTATCCCTGTTGGATATACAGTACAGGTTCGTGAGAAGGTTGGCATGGATAATATCATTTTCAGTCCTGAATTCCTGAGAGAATCCAAGGCCCTCTACGATAATCTCTATCCTTCACGTATCATAGTTGGTTCGGATGATAAGAATATGGCAGAAGCAGAAGTGTTTGCAAATCTTCTTCAGCAGGGGGCTATAAAGACAAACATACCTGTTCTCTTTATGGCTACCACTGAGGCTGAAGCGGTAAAGCTGTTCGCAAATACATATCTTGCATTGCGTGTTTCATACTTTAACGAACTTGATACATACGCTGAGGTCAAAGGCCTGAAAACTGCTAATATCATAAGAGGTATCTGTCTTGATCCCCGTGTTGGTGACTACTACAACAACCCGTCCTTCGGTTACGGCGGCTACTGCCTGCCAAAGGATACCAAGCAGCTGCTTGCAAACTATCAGAGTGTACCGCAGAATATGATGACTGCTATCGTCGAGTCTAACCGTACCCGTAAGGACTTCATTGCTGACCGTATACTCGGAATTGCCGGAACATATAGCTATTCAGATGGAAGCTATGATCAAAATAAAGAAAAAGAAGTTGTAATCGGAATCTATCGTCTTACTATGAAATCAAATTCTGATAACTTCCGTCAGAGCTCGATACAGGGCGTTATGAAACGTATCAAAGCAAAGGGTGCAACGATTATCATCTACGAGCCTACCCTTGAAAATGGCAGCACTTTCTTTGGATCTCTCGTTGTCAATGATCTGAAGAAGTTCAAGAAAAAATGTGGCTGTATTGTTGCTAACAGATATGATTCTATACTTGATGATGTGGCTGAAAAGGTTTACACAAGAGATTTGTTCAGAAGGGATTAAAATATGATTAACTTATTGCAAGCTTTATAACATTCTTTCGACCGGTCTGTGTTTCTTCACAGTATACGGTTCCTGATGGCTAATGTAAAAAATCCCGACAGAGTTAACAAGGACAAGCTGATACGTGTCCGTGTTACTCAGGAGGAGCATGACAGATTTATGAAGCAAGACACTGAAAATGGCTATAAATCGCTGAGTGACTACATCAGAACGCTTATTTCTGATGTGAATAAAGGTGATAGTGATTCCGTAAATGAATAAGCGCTATTCAATTTATAATGTAATTGTATATAATAATGATCCCCGGAGATATGAATTAACCATCATCTTCGGGGAGCATGTGTATAGGTCTCGCTTTATCGATTAGAACTGTTACGGTTTATATTGCAAAACTGTGTTGCTTTTTATATGCTCGTCTGTCTTCTCACTTTATAATGAACGGGATTTTCCGTTCGTGATGTGTATGATTTTTATTCTGTAATTCTCAGCGATACAGTTTCGCCGCCCGGGATGGGACGGTGAATGAAGTAATGGCGCTCACCTGATTCGTCTTTATTGTTCATCAGATATTGCGGACTCTGTAATGCGCCATTTTCCGTATATTCGTAATGGTATTCTTTTGTCCCGTCAAGTTCAGCGCCTGAGACAGAAATATACACATCCATATCTTCGGTGCCTTCGTTTCTGAGGTCGTACCATTCTGAAACACCGATATTCGGTGACTCAGGTGGAACAGCACATTCTGATACGGAGAATGAACCGTTGTCGATGTAGCTTATGTTCATCATTTCCTTTTTCTCAGATGCATATTTTTCAAATACCTGTTTATTCTTGTCGAAGTACGCAAATGAACAAAGTTCAGTCCGTTCATAGGTCGGTTTATCTGTTACAAGCGTTTCCTTATGAATTGCGGAACGGTCTTTCCAGTCATAGATATATAACTCTCCGATTTCGGGAATATCTGAAATACTTATCTCTGAAATGCTGTCAGGGTCGAGACCGTATGTGTTCACGTATACATTGAAAGGGGCATAATTCCTGATAAGATCATCATATGTCAAAATGTCTTTTCCGACCATATGCTGTGCGAATCCGATGCCGTAAGTGATATTGGTCACCATGTCATCGCATTTGATATTATCAGCAAAGCCTGAGACTATGCGGCTGCACCATTCGTCTTCCATATAATTATCCGAACAATCATCAACACTGCTTTCGGTATAAGCATGAACACTGAAGGTCTTTCCCTTATAGGTCATCTCAACGATGCCTGCTTTGCTTTTGTTTGATTTGGATTCAAGCCATCCGATACTGTCATTTTTTACATTGCCTGCCTTAGCCTTGAATCCGTATTTTTCGCTTACATACTGCTCTGCCATTTTTTGAAGTTTGCGTGTATTGCTGTGTGCTCCGCATCCCGTGAGTAAAACACCTGCGGCAGCAGAACACAGCAGGATTAGCGGTATCTTTTTCATCATGATCTCCTTGATCGTCGTGTAGTTTTCCTGATGTTATCAGTATACAATAAAAACGACGGGAAATCAATAAGTAAAATATGAATCAACATTTCAAAACTGTAACATTCCGCAATATTAAACGAAGGACAAATGCTTGCTGATGGTGTATAATAAGATCATGGAAACGGGGAGAACCCCGAAAAACTAAAAGAAGATTTTATTTACCGAAAGGAAGTATTTATTATGAAAAAGTCAACAAAGGTATTATTCAACGCATACAAGGTGATCTTCGCTCTTACAGCAATCGCAATGGTAGTTACATACGTCCGTGGACTTATAAGCCCAACAGCAACAAATGCCGTTATCTCAGGTAATGACTGGTTTACTCTCGGATATATGTCGGTAGTTTATATGCTTATCTCTGAAAAGGAGAAAAATGCCAAGCTTCAGAATGCTGAAAATAATTGAAAACAAAGTTTAAGGCGGGTCATAATGCCCCGCCTTTTGTTCAGTAAGTTCCGTTTAATGTATCACAATGCTTTCGTCGTTTTCAATGATCTCTTTGAGGTTAAGAATACCGTGTTCAAGCTTGAAATATCCTATCTCATCGATAGTTTCAAGTCCGAGATTCTTGCCGTCTATGAGGTCCTGTATTGTAAGATTTACTGTTTCACCTCCCGAAAGCGTAAACTCCGGGTTTTCATTTCTTACTCCAATGATCTCGTCATAGTATCCGCAGCTGACATTTTCACCGTCCACAATAGGCGTAGTCGAAAGATGGGAAAAATCATTGCTACCAAGTTCCGACAGATCGGATATATTTTTTATCGTAGAGTATGCAGAACCAGATGTGACCTTTTCTGTAATACAATCAAATGCCTTTATAACTTCGATAAAAGAATCAAAATCGTATATAATGCTGTATTTGTCTTCTCCGGGCTTAGGATAGGGGTATCCGCAGACAGCCAGCTCATCGTTATAAAAAGCAGCTATCATTTCTAAGATTCTGTCATCAAGATCGGAATAATATCGGGAACGGAGGGAAAGGATCCTTGCAGATGTGTTTTTATCTTCATAGTCAGCGGGATTTTTAGTATATACAGCGATAATGTCGTCAGGATTATTCGGGAATCTTCTTTCGTACTCATCCTTTGTGAGAAACAGCCTTAAAAACCTGCTCTTTGAGGATACTGTCATAGTTATCTGACTGTTGCAGTAATCCATAAGATAGTATTCATCCACTAACAGCAGATTCTGGTTATATGCCTCAGCAAAGAAGTGAAGTTCGTTATCGATGACTCTTGCAGATGTCAGAAATTTGAAATTCTTAGTATCGTTATAGTATTTATTGAGCTTTTTCATTTCAGTTTCCGCTGTTTTCTGAAGTTCTTCAAAGCAATCCATAAATTCGCCTGTCAGTTCAAGTTCTGTGAATTTCTGACAATAGGGAAGTCTGGGATCGTGAACGCAGTACATAAAATCGATCCCTGATAATGAATCATAATCAACTATATCTGTCCATATGGTAATAGGTGTGCCCTCATCTGAAAACTCCATGAATGTACGTACAGTATTTGAGATTATATCAAATCTGGTAACAAAGTGCAGTTCCTCGTCGGTATAGTCGATTTCAGGTATCTCTACCTTTTTCCTTTTCAGCTTATACGGAAATTTTATTTTCTTTGCCGCTGCTTTAGGTCTGCCCTTGTGGTGAATGATATCAAGTTCCTCAAAGCCTCTTTCGATAAGGCCGTCGTTGATCTCCTCCACAGTCCTCGGTTTTTCATCATTTCCGATAAGCTCCATAAGAGCCTCATCTCGCTTCCAGCCCCTGACCAGTTCGTCCATTCCATAGTAATAAAGTCCGTCATTGGTCTCTGCGGCAGTTGCTCCCAGTACAGCGCAAATTGCTATTATGCAGTCACGTCTTTCCGTGGGCTTCTCTTTGTTTATGTACTTGCGGAATACCTCATAGCTAACACCTGTCATGTCAGCGATGTCTCTTTTTTTCAGATCAGGGCTGTTGGGTGTTGGTTTATTTGCAGCTGAATTCAGCCTTTCAAGTTTTTCGTTAAAGAAATCTGAAAAAGAAGTCTTGGTAACGGGCATACGCTCTGGGATATCTTCTTCAATAGTTATATAGTCAGTAGTATTCATGATATTCTCCTTTGGTCTTATTATCGTCTTAAGACAATACCATTATAGCATCCCTTATACCTCAGGTCAATGCGACCGGGATATTTTTACCCCATTTTTTCGGGAGATAATTGCCCCGCTTTTCGGTGAAGGAAGACCTGTACACGGCTACTGAGAACCTGCTCCTTGCGAATTTAGAGTGTGCCTGAGGTACACCTATTTTTGTGCTTGACATCCCATACCGAATGTGGTACAATGATATCACGATAATAATTATTCTTCTGGATAACATTGACAGAAAGGAGATAGCTATGGACGATAAGCTGAAGATAGCAGGTTACTGCCGAATATCCGTAGACGAAGAGCTGGACAAGGACAACACCTCCATCGAGAACCAGAAAGCGCTCATAACCGACTACGTGACGAGGACTTTTCCCAACGCTCAGCTTGATATATATGCTGACCGTGACCGTTCGGGATATACCTTTGAGCAGCGTGAGAGCTATCAGGAACTGCGGAAAAAGCTGTTCCGCCATGAGTACGACATCCTTATCATCAAGGACTTCTCACGTTTCTCACGACGCACAAGCCGTGGACTTGTTGAACTGGAAGACCTGCGTGATGCAGGCTTGCGTATAATTTCTATCGGCGACGGCATAGACTTTCCGACATCTGACGAGTGGATGGCGATTCAGTTCCGCTTTCTTGTTAACGAGATGCCTGTCACCGACACATCGAAGAAAGTCAAGGCGGTCATCAACAACCGCCAGAAAGAGGGCAAGTGGATATGCGCTGTGCCATACGGCTATGTCATGACCAATACCAAGACCATGAAATTCAGAGTGGATGAGCCGTCTGCTGAGATAGTCCGCAAGATCTTTCAGCTTTATTCCGATGGATGGGGCTATAAGAAGATCGCCAACTACCTGACCGACCAGCATATCCCCACACCGAGAAAGACTGAGGAGATGCGTAAGGAAGCGGAGGGCGAGGAGTATGTTGTACGTTCAAAGGATACGTGGAGCATCGTAACTATCAGCACTATCCTGAGCAACGATTTCTACATCGGCACTCTCCGTCAGCGCAAGTACCGCCGTAAGAAGATAAACGGCGGTGAAATGAAACTGCATGAGACAGACCACATAGTTATGGAGAATAACCATGAAGCCATCGTGGATTACAGGCTGTTTGCGGCAGTTCAGGAGCAGATGAAAGAGCGCTCCAACAAGAACTACCACGGTGTCAAGAAGTTCGAGAATATCTACACGGGACGGCTTTTCTGCGGCGACTGCGGAAGTCCCATGTTTGCCATGAGCAGAGGCGATATCCCACAGGCTTACAGATGCGGAACTTATCACAGGCGAGGCACAAAGGGCTGTACTTCTCATCATATCCGTGTTGAAAAACTTGACGAGATGCTGAAATCCTTTATTCTTAAAGTAAAGAACAATTCCGAGGATATGCTTGAAAGTCTGCAAAAGTCCATCGACAATGAGAAAAAGGAGACCTCGTCAAGCAAGGACGTTGTTGAAGTTCTCATGCAGAGGATGGAGGACGCAAAGACGGAAATGAAATTCCTCAGCCGTCAGCACGTAAAGGACCTTGCAAGGCATCCTGAGCAGGAGGATATGCTTGAGGAAGTGTATCAGGAGCAGGTTGCCGACCTGATGAAGCAGATAGAGGGATTCCGCAATCAGATACAGCTTGCTACTGAAAAGCATAATGCCATAGTCTCTGTCAACCGCACAGCAAGAACTGTAATGGAAGTGTTCGACGCTATTCTGAATAAGGATAAGCTATCAAAGGCGGACGTGGACTTCATTATCGAGCGCATAGATGTATACACAGACCATATCGACTTTAAACTGCGCTCTGATATAGATGCACTTCTGAAAACAGGCATACCTGCTGAGCTTCAGAATGAAATGGCAGGGGCAAACGCAAATTTTAATTCAGGCACTAAGAAAACTGACTGCCTCACTACATTCGCCCATATTCCGTGGAAAAAGGGCGGAATTCTTAGTGTCAATGTTATCAGTGAGGGTGACCCGTTAGAAATATACACAAACAGCGAGGGAGAAGTGATCTTCAAGAAGTATTCTGCAATAAGCGAAATGAGCGAAAATGCCTATTACGTGGCGGATATCATGTATAAGATCGCAGGATGCCCCGTGCTTGTGTTTGATAAAGATCATGTTGTGGCATCGGCAGGCGTACCTAAAAAGGAGTTCGCCGAAAGACGTGTCACAGGACAGCTTGAAGAACTGATGGAAAGCAGGGGACAGTATTTCTGTCCCGATGGTAAGACTAACAGTTTCTATCCCGCAGAAGGA